ACATCAAGTTTCGTGTCATCCATGTTGGTCTCTTGAACGGCTGCGCCTTCGTTCTGAACGGCGGTTGCTGATCCAGTCGTCACCTTCGAGATCGACAAGGTGAGACCTTCTGCTGGCAGAGCGTGCTTGCGAGCCTGATCAAGGAACGGGCGACCTGCACGAGCGAACGGTGCGGCAAGTTCAGTCAAGAACTGTGGCACGACGAGACCAGCGAAGTTTGCGCTGGTGACATCACGACGCTCGATCTTCTCTTCGTTCTGGTGACGAGAGATGCGCTGCTGGGCTTCGTAGTCACCCATGATCTGCGCACGGAATGCGTCAGCCACAAACGAGTGCTCGGACTTCGGCGAGTAGGTGCGTGGCTCACTCTTCACGGTGGTCACGGCTGCTGCAACGCCAGATGCCTTGCGGCTCTCGGCTGCGGCTGCTGCACGCTCTTCGAGTTCCTTGTGACGACGAATCTGCTCGTCAAGATCACGCACGGCTTCGAGAGTCTCGGCGATGTCTTTATCTTCTTCGGTCGTGAGTTCACGCTTGTCGGCAGCGGCTGCTGCTACGAGTGCATCGGCTTTCGCCAGTGCTGCGTCACGCTTCTCGGTCAATGATGCTGAGTAGGTCATGTCTGTTCCTTTGTCTTTGAGTCGGTTGATCGCTCAGTGAGACTTGACAGTGATCGCTCGGCTGTGTCTCGGCTGACTATTTCTTGTGTCGAGCCAGAGCCAGTTGTGCTTTGCGCACGCTGACGCTGGTACTCGTGGCAGCCAGTGTAGGTTGCGATTCTTCGGTCTGCAACAGCCTGCTGCGAATCTCGGCAACAGTCTCTTCGTAGGCAGGGAAAGTGACGACGCTGACATCGTACAGTTGCACTTCACGCAGTTCACGAGTGCTGCGATCGTCTGACCATGAGTCTTTGATCGTTCGGAATGCGAATGACATCTGTGACAGATCGCCACGCTTCATCGCTGAGATAACTCGTGCAGCATCAGGGTTCATCGGGTCAAGATCGGCTTCGACTGCCAGACCACGCTCATCTTCCATAAGACGCATCGTGCCTGACTTCGTGCGTGCCAGTGGCACACCTTCATGGTCAATAAGCAGACGCACATCTGCGCCATCGTTCAGTGTCTTGCTGAATGCGCCACGCTTGACATACTCGATGAACGGCATCGGTTCGCTAGGTGAGTCGAACAGTGCAGCGTATCCGTAGAGCGTTGTTCCATTGTCTGCTTGACGCAGATCGAGAGTGGTGTATGCGATGCGCTTCTCATCTGCGCCAGTGACACACCAGCGGTGCTCGATCGTGTCGCTCATAGTGGTGGCAAGCATAACTGATGACGGTTTGCTGTTGCGACTGTCTGCGTCAAGTTGTGCGACTATTCGCTCAGCGTATGCCTGTGCTCTGCGTGCTGACTCTTTCGATGAGCCGCCACCCCACAGCAGCATCGCTACAAGACCAGCAGTGATCTCATCGCCTTGCACAGCGTCAAGATCACCGATGTGGCGAGCAATCCACGCAGGTATGCGCCGCCACTTATCTTCCGATAGGGCTTCACCGTTAGCCATACGACGAGCATCAGCGACGGTCGCAGGCATTAGTCCATCACCAGATAGCCCCTGCTCATGCAATCGCAGACCACGCTCAGCAGATGCAGCCATGAAGTCAGGTGCGACCAGTGACGGCGCACGCTGCTCATAATTCATCCCTGATTCTTCTGGCTCGCTCGGCATCTCTTCATCAGTGTCATCTTCGGATTCAGAATCATCTTCTGACTCGGGTTCTTCTTCTGACTCTGACTCTTCTTCCGATTCTGCTTCAATCTCTTGTTCGATGATGTTCACTGTGCCGTAGTTATAGATCACTGTCTGACTCGATCGACGAGCATCATCAACCTGACCGAGTGGCTCCATGTCTTCGCTCAGTGATACGACGACCATCTGATCGACTGCATCTTGCTTCGTTGCGTGACAGCCGATAGTGGTGTACGAGCCATCTGCTTCCTGTTTCACTGTTGCCCAGTTAGCGCAGTCTGACTGACTCTGTGAGATTCCGAACGGCATGATTAGTCCACATCTGGTGTCATAATGCGCAGCACCGCAGTACCAACCTGAGATGTCACGACACCGTACATCTTCTGTTTGATTGGAAGAAGGAACACATGTGGTGCAGTGTGCTTCTCCAATGGCATACCGTTGTCGGTGGTCACTGTCGAGTCGCCGACATAGATCGTTGCGCTGGTCACGATCTGCAAATAGATGTGGCGGTTCTGATCATCGGCATCGACGATAAGCGTTGGTGTAGTTCCGACTGTGACACTGGTGCTCTTCATCTGTTTATCTTTCTGGTGGCTCAGCGTCTGTGCCGAGTGTTGGTAGATCGCCGCCTTCGACACCAGCCATCGGTGCGCCTGCGACACCGAGAATGAACTGATCGCCACCCTCATACGGTTCACGATTCTCTTGTTCTCGTGCTTCGTTAGGTGTGAGTGTGCCAGACATGATCTGCAACTGCTGAGCCTTGACACGAGTAGTCAGGTCTGCACGCTCGAACTCTGATGCGTTGAAGCGCACCTTCTGTGTGAGTGGCAGCATCTCGCTGATCGCATCTTCGATACGACGCATGAAAGGCAGCAGCGTGTAGCGCACAAAGTTGATACCAGCCTGCTCAACATTCTGATAGGTCTGCGAGTCGCCGCCTGATGCGTTGATCATGTTCAGTGGTATGCGGTATGCACGAGCGATGTCACGAACTATTGCTTCACGATGTTCGAGCATCTGCATGTCTGCTGCGCTAGTGGTGATCGACTTCCATCTGAGACCGCCTGTGAGCACGGCTGGCTTGCGTCGTTTGGTGTGTGAGTCTGACCATGTGTCACGCAGAATGCGTGCCTGCTCTTCGGTGATGGTCGCATCGGTTTCGAGCACGCTGCTTGGTGTTGCGCCTTCGCCATAGAACTGCGCTAGGAATCGATCCATAGCAATGCTTGTTCCGATCGTGTTGCGTAGTGCTTCTAGGGGTGACACGGCTCGCAGTTCGTTCGGCATGCTGAGCCAGTGAATCGCTTTGATGTCATCTGATGAGTGCTGCTTGTCGCCGATCTGATAGTAGGCACTGCCGTCATCTGTGATGATGCGATTCTTGATTAGGTTCGGGTGCAGCACTCGCATCTCTGCTGGTAGTTCGCCTGCCTGTCGTGGTGCGTAGATGTATGCGCAGCCATGCAGCGTTAGCGAGAGCATGACCTGATGAATGAACTCGAACATCGTCTGCATCTGATTTGGTCGGATCAGAACGCTTGGTGTTGGTAGCCGTTCAAGTCTGCCGTTACGAACGGTGCTGAGTTCCAGCGGCATAGCAGCGACAGAATCCGAGAGCAGACTGACTGCTGACATCACCGCAGTCGAAGCGAATGCTGTCGTTTCGGTGACGATCTCACCCGAGTAGTTCGGGAAGTACGGTCGTGCCGTGATCTGATAAGGGTCGATGCTGGTCGGAAGCGCACGCTGCTCGACCAGTCTGCGCAGAAGGCTCACGGCTCAGACCTGCCGAGAGCAGCACCGAGCAGCACGAGAAGCGAACCGCCGACTATCAATGCAACAGGAATCGAGAGCAAACCGATGCCGATTACCAGCGAAGTAATGCCGACCAATTCTACAAGTGTGCTAAAGACGCTGCGATTCATTCCCATAGGTTCACGATACTAGGCGCAGGCGATGCGGTTTGCGTGCGTGTAGTAGCACGATCGAGTGCCATCACGAGAGCGATGCACGCATCTATCTTTCGTTTGCTCTTGCCCTTACTGAGTCGCCAGCCCTGATCTGTCATACGCTGTGCCGCAGAAAGAACCTGATCCGTGTAAGTCGGTGAGCCATCGTGAGTGACTTTGCGGTTGATAATCATCTCGTATGCGTTGCCGCACGCAGGAATCATGCGAGCCGCTGACTGTGGGAACTCAATCATCGGCAGACCGTCATCAGCAAGATGTTCTGCGCTGCGCTGAAAGTAAGCAGGGTCATAAACGAACTCACGAACCTGATACTCGCTATGCAAGGCACGAAGATGTGCTTCAACACCAGCCACATCAACACCTTCATCTTGCGGCTTCCAGATGTGTGCACGGGTGACGATCACATCATCCTGTGGCTGTGCGATTACGACTGCGATGCTGTCGTGCTTCAATGCCATGTCGATTCCCACATAGATAGGCAGATCGACACGCAGTTCTCGTATGTCTCTGCACTGTTCCCACGCACCAGCAGGCAGCCAAGACTCTTGCGATCGCACCCACTGATTCAGTCGCCAGCGTCTGAACGCAGACTCATCTGTTTGCTGCACGGCTGTGCGCATGTCAGTGATGTCAAGCAGACCTTCGTTGAGATTCGGATTACAGACACGCCATGCCTGCTCGTCAGTTATGTCGCAGTCGGGTGGTGCTTCCCACCACCAGAAGCCGAACGACTTGTCAGGTACTTCACCAGCAGCGCATCGCTTGCCGTACTGATACAGGTGACCTGCCACAGTTTCTAGGTCATAGCCAGCAGTCGTAATCGAGACAACTAGCGGCTCGATACGAGCACCTGAGCCGAGCGTCATCTGGTCATACAGATCGGGTGTTGCCTGATTCCATAACTCGTCGAACAGAACTAGCGACGGATTCAGACCAGCCTGACCTTTGAACTCTGATGACAGCACACGAAGAATCGAACCGAAGCGTGGCATCTCAATCGCATCCCGATACACCTTGCACTCTTGACTCAGCACAGGTGACATCTGCACCTGCTGCTTTGCTTCACCGAAGATGATGCGAGCCTGCTGTCTATCGCCAGCGACCACATACACTTCTGCGCCTGCTTCACCTGTGATCATCCCATAGACACCGACAGCCGACAGCATCAGCGACTTGCCTTGCTTGCGTGGCAGACCGATGAGCGCACGCCGATACCGCAGACGCTGAGTCTGCTCGTCACGCTCGAACAGAGATCGCAGCAGCCACTTCTGCCATGCGGTAAATGTCAGCGGCTCACCAGCCCTGAAACCTTTCAGCACTACGAAGTGATCGGCAGCGAACTTGATGATCTCATCGCCGTCAGTAAGTTTCGAGATGCGTGGCGTGTAGAACGCAGGCGACCACTTACTCGCTGGCAGCAGAACGCTTCGCTTCGATGCGCTGCCTGATCTTGGCGAACTCATGCTGCTTGTGATCCCCTATCCCTAGTGTGGCACGGTCGGTAGGACTGAAACCGATCTGCGAAAGCAGGCTAGTGATTTGGCGGTCGATCTCACGCAGACCACGACGCTCACGCCACGACGAAGGCTGAGTGAACACGATCCGACGCAGCACGCTGCGCTCGTCAGTCATCTCGCACGCCATCAGCACCAGATCGCCATCAAGAG